CAGTGTAAAATATCAATTATTTTTAAATGATATTTATTACTGGGGAACTACAGAATTGTTGAGTTATGCTATGGTTAAAACTTATTTGGAAGATATTAATTTTTTATTAACAACACAAAAACAAATACGATTTAATAAGAGGCAAGATAGATTATACTTAGATATAGATTGGAGTTCCATTTCAGTTAACGATTATATAATCATCGATTGCTATTCTACTTTAGATCCAAATGACTATTCTAGAGTTTGGAATGATTCATTTTTAAAACCATATCTAACCTCTCTAATTAAACGTCAATGGGGTCAAAATCTCATAAAATTTCAGGGTGTTAAACTTCCAGGTGGCGTTGAATTAAATGGCAGACAAATATATGATGATGCCCAAAGGGAGATAGACATTTTAATGGAAAAAATGTCAAGTAATTATGAACTACCCCCTTACGACATGATAGGTTAAATCACATGCTAAATCCTTTTTTTCAACAAGGAACTCCACTGGAGCAAGGATTAATACAAGATTTAATTAATGAACAATTGAGGATGTATGGCGTAGAAGTACATTACTTACCAAGAAGATTCATAACTGAAAAAAAAGTCATAAAAGAAGTCATAGAATCTGCCTTTGATTCAGCATATCCAATAGAAGCATATGTGAATAGTTATGAAGGTTATGCAGATAATTCAACTATTTTGTCAAAATTTGGAATACAAGCATTGAATGAAATAGTTTTAACTATTTCTAGAGAAAGATTTTCAAATTATATTTCCCCACTTATAAAAAATAAAAGTAATATAAAATTATCATCAAGACCAAAGGAGGGAGATCTAATTTATTTTCCTCTTGGAGATAGGTTATTTGAAATAAAGTACGTGGAGCATGAAAAACCTTTTTATCAATTGCAAGGAAATTACACTTATGAATTAAGATGCGAACTATTCAGATATGAAGATGAAGTTATCGACACTGGTATTGAAGAAATAGATGATGTCCTTTCCGGAATAGGAACAGACTTGGATTCTGGATTTGTTGCAGTGGGTCCAATACAAACACTTACTATGATTGGTATTGGTATAACCGCAACAGCTAGTACTACTTTAGTAAATGGTGGAATAAGATTTATTACGGTGTCAAATAGAGGAGGTGGATATACCAGTACTCCCAGGGTTGGAATATCATCTGCACCATCTGGCGGATTTGCGGGAATTGCAACAGCAATTATGATTGGTGGGGTTGTTGCATGTAACTCCAATGTAAATCCATCGGCAAAATCAGTTCAAGCAGTTGGTTTAATAAATCCGGGATATGGATATACGGTGGCACCAGGAATTAGATTTATTGGTGGAGGCGGCGCTGGCGCTGGTGCGACAGCAACCATAGGAAATGGTATTATAGGCAGTATAACAATTTCAAATGCAGGTTCTGGTTACACATCTTCTCCCACAATAACTTTTATAGGAGTATCTTCTGTCTCTGCTGCAGCGACTGCAATAATAAATGATGCAGGATCAATTACATCTATACAGATAACAAATTCTGGACTAGGTTATACTCAGGCACCGTCAATAACTATTTCTTCACCTTTTATGTCGGGAATTGGAACATATCAATTTAACGAAGTGATAACTGGTTCCGCAAGTGGAACTACCGCAAGGGTTCGTTCTTGGAATTCAGTAACTAAAAAGTTGGAGGTTGCCACAATAGATGGAGAATTTATTGTTGGTGAAAACATAGTAGGAACTGCATCATCAGCTTCCTATAAGTTGAGAATAGTAAATAGTAACGTTGTTGATGATGGATATTCTGATAACACTAATATTGAGATAGAATCTGATAAAATTATTGATTTTTCGGAAATTAATCCATTCGGTATGCCATAAATATATTTTATTATACATATACATAAAAAACTAACATTAGATATTAGAAAGATGTTTGAATATTTTTATCACGAAATATTAAGAAAAACTGTTATAGCTTTTGGTTCTTTATTCAATAACATTACAATCAAACATTTTGATTCCAATGGAAATGTATCTAGTGTTATTAAAGTTCCTCTCGCTTACGGACCATCACAAAAATTCTTGGCAAGATTAGAACAATCTCCAGATTTAAGTAAACCAGTTCAAATGACCTTACCAAGAATGTCATTTGAACTTACGGGATTGACCTATGACACTTCCAGAAAAGTTTCAACAACTCAGTCATTTACAGTAAAAGATTCCAATGATGGTTCAATAATAAGAAAGTCATACATGCCTGTTCCATATAATTTACAGTTTGAACTTTCAATTATGGCAAAATTGAATGATGATGCTCTCCAAATAACCGAACAAATATTACCATATTTTCAACCATCATACAATATAACAGTAGAATTGGTAGATTCAATCAACGAAAAGAAAGATATACCAATAGTTTTAGAAAACATTACAATGCAGGATGATTATGAAGGCAATTTCACAACCAGACGTGTTTTAGTTTATACATTAAGATTTACTGCAAAAACATATCTATTTGGTCCAATATCGACTGCAACCAAAGATATCATCAAAAAAACTACTATCAGTTATATCACCGGAGAATCTACGGATACTCCAACCAGAAATGTTGTTTACTCTTCAACTCCAAGAGCTATCAAAAATTATACAGGGACAGTTCTCACAAACTTGACAAAAGATATTACAACAGAAGATATTTTAGTAACTGTAAATGATGCAAGTTCAATTTCAATTAATACTTATCTAGATATTGAAGGAGAAGAACTATATGTTCGAGCAAAAAATGGAAATATATTAACTGTCGATAGAGGAAGAGATGATACTACGATAACTTCTCATTTATCTGGCGCTGAGGTCAAATCTATAACTACAGCAGATAATCTTTTGGTTGAGGAAGGTGATGATTTTGGATTTAGTGGTACAACCTTATAATTATGAAAATGACAAAAAAATTCGATGAATTGAATAATACATTTAACGTCAATGGAGATATAGTTTCAACTACAGAGTCTGTAGAGATAGTAGAAAAAATTGAAAAAATATCGTCATCATTTGACGATGTTAAAAAGGATTATGATTATACAAGAGGAAATTTATACTCTCTTATAGAGAAAGGTCAAGAAGCAATCAATGGCATTCTTGAACTTGCACAAGAGAGTGAAATGCCAAGAGCATATGAAGTAGCGGGTCAACTTATAAAAAATGTTGCAGATGCTACAGATAAATTAATGGACCTCCAAAAGAAACTCAAAGAAATTGAAGAAGAAAAAGTTGGTAAAGGTCCTACCACAGTTAACAATGCATTATTTGTTGGTTCCACTGCAGAATTAGCAAAACTTTTAAAGCAACAAAATCAGGATAGTTTAGAATAATAAATATAAAAAGGTATTCCACAATTAAATGCCAAGATTGAAGTCACATAAAACAGTTGAGCAGATTGCTAAGAAGCATCGTCTTGATGTGTCTTTTATACAAAAGCAGCTTGATATTGGAGAACCTATTGAACATGAACATACAAAGGATCATGAACTTGCAATGGATATTGCTCTTCAACATTTAGATGAAATTCCAGATTATTACACTCGTTTGAAGAAGATGGAATCAGATGCTAAAAAACATCATAAAAAATTTAAGGATGTAACGGAAGAAACTAAATCCGGAGATGAAGGTTTACATGATTGGTTTGGCAAATCAAAATCATCCGATGGTAAAAGTGGATGGGTCCAACTAGGAGGAAAATGGGCAGGTAAACCATGTGCTCGTCAACCTGGTCAAACTTCAACTCCAAAATGTGGAAGTTCTAAAATGAAGAGAGCACTTTCTAAAGACGAAGAAGAAGCAGCGAGACGTAGAAAAAATATTCAAGATCCTAATCAACCACAAAAAACTGGTGGATCAAAACCAACTAACGTAAGAACTGAAGAAATGGATTTACAAGAAGTCAAAGACAAACCAGGAAAAGGTAGTGGTAAAAAAGATGCCTGCTACCACAAAGTGAAATCTCGTTATGACGTTTGGCCAAGTGCATATGCATCTGGCGCACTTGTTAAATGTCGTAAAGTTGGTGCTGACAATTGGGGTACTAAATCTGAGGCAACTATGCATGAAGAAGAAAGATATTGTCCCCTATGTGATAAAAGAGAAACTAGATCTCAGTGTTCTTATGGAGAAAAAGCGTGGGATAAAGTTTCTGTTAAAGATCAAGAGTATTCTATGGCAAGATCTGAACTAAAAAATATTATTGATGCAGCCAAAAGACTTGAAAAAAAGGTAGGAAAGGGAGAAGGATCATTAGAAGCGTGGGTGCAGTCAAAAATTACAAAAGCTGCCGATTATATTGATACTGCAGCAGATTATGTTGCAAGCGGAGAAATGCAAGAACAAAAATTGGTAGATAAAATAATTGGAGAAATGAAGTGTTGGCCAGGATATGAAAAAAGGGGGACTCAAAAACTTTTTGGTAAAAAGTATAATAGATGCATAAAGGCAGAAGATGTAACCATTGAGGATGCTGATGGCAATACTTTTGCTGAAGTTGTTGATTTGATTAAACCAGAACCAATAAAAGGATTTAAGTCTCAAGTTCAAGAAGCAATAAGACTCCAAGCACAAACTGGAAATGTCATTGCAGTAACTCTTTCCTGGAGAGGAAAGTATTATTCTCTTAAAATGTTCTTTCCTCAAATTAAAACACCAACAAAAAAAGAAATAAATGATGAACTCCAAAAAGTTTATCCAGGTTCAATGGTTTTATATCATTCAATCTCAGAAATTCAACCAGGACAAGGTGGTTCAATGGCATCTCCCGGTCCATCTAAAAGATATATTAAGCCAATGGGAGAAGAAACTGAAACTGAAATTGATGAAGATTGGCAAAAAGTAAATCGCCAAGATAAAACTGATGGATTAAGTCCAGCAGCAGTAAAGGCATATCGCAGAGAGAATCCAGGTTCAAAACTCAAATCCGCTGTTACCACACCACCTTCAGAATTAAAACCAGGTTCGGCAGATTGGAAAAGAAGAAAAAATTTCTGTAGTCGTTCTAGAAGTTGGACTGGAGAAAGAGGTAAAGCAGCACGTAAACGTTGGAATTGTAATTAATTAATAGGTCTTTGTTATGCCAAATAATGATGTATATCTTGGTAATCCTTTATTAAAAAAGGCGAACACCCCTATTGAATTCACACAAGAACAAATTCTTGAATTTGTTAAGTGTAAAGACGATCCGGTTTACTTCGCAAATAATTACGTAAAGATTGTAACTCTAGATCATGGATTACAAACTTTTAAACCATATCATTTTCAAGAAAAGTTAATTAATAACTTCCACAATCACAGATTCAATATTTGCAAGATGCCACGGCAAACTGGTAAGTCTACTACTGTGGTATCTTTTTTGCTGCATTATGCTGTATTTAATGATAATGTAAATATTGGTATCCTAGCAAACAAAGCAGCGACAGCCAGGGAACTCCTAGATAGGTTACAGACCGCATATGAGAATCTTCCCAAGTGGATGCAACAAGGCATTATCTCTTGGAACAAAGGTTCTTTAGAATTGGAAAATGGAAGTAAAATCTTGGCTGCTTCCACTTCTGCCTCTGCAGTCCGAGGGATGTCATTTAACATTCTATTTTTGGATGAATTTGCGTTCGTTCCAAATCATATTGCAGATTCATTCTTTGCATCGGTTTATCCTACGATTACTTCAGGTAAACAAACTAAAGTTATTATAGTTTCTACTCCTCACGGTATGAATCATTTCTACCGAATGTGGCATGATGCTGAAAAAGGAAAGAATGAATATGTTTTTACAGATGTTCATTGGAGTGAAGTTCCGGGTCGTGATGAAGAGTGGAAGAAACAAACCATAGCAAACACTTCCGATCAGCAGTTTAAAGTTGAGTTTGAATGCGAATTTTTAGGTTCAGTAGATACTCTTATTGCACCATCTAAACTTAGAACGCTCGTCTACGATGCCCCGAAGACCCGTAGTGCTGGTTTAGATGTTTATGTGGACCCAGAGGAGAATCATGATTACCTCATCACTGTAGACGTTGCTAGAGGCGTTGGAAATGATTACTCAGCATTTACAATTATTGACATAACACAATTTCCACACAACGTTGTAGCAAAATATAGAAATAATGAAATTAAACCAATGCTGTTTCCAAGTATAATTCACGAAGCAGCTACAGCATACAATAGTGCATATATTTTATGTGAAGTAAATGATGTTGGGGACCAAGTGGCAAGTATTCTGCAATATGACTTAGAATATAACAATCTCCTTATGTGCTCCATGAGAGGTAGGGCAGGGCAAATCGTTGGACAAGGATTTTCTGGTAAGAAAACTCAACTTGGAGTTAAGATGTCCAAAACTGTTAAAAAAGTAGGATGCTTAAATCTCAAAACAATGATTGAAGAAAGCAAACTATTTCTCAATGACTATGAAATTATATCAGAACTTACAACTTTCATTCAAAAACATAACTCTTTTGAAGCAGAAGAGGGGTGTAATGATGACCTTGCAATGTGCTTAGTAATATATGCTTGGTTAGTTGCTCAAGATTATTTCAAAGAACTCACAGACCAGGACGTAAGAAAGCGTTTATATGAGGAACAAAAAAACCAAATAGAACAAGATATGTCACCTTTTGGGTTTGTTTCTGACGGTTTAGATAATAGTAGTTTTGTCGATCAGGATGGAGATAGATGGTTTGTCGATGAATATGGAGATCGTGCTTATATGTGGGAATATATGTAATGGAATTAGATAAGCAAATAAATTTGGGACATTTATTATTGACAGATAGAAAATGTAGAAGTTGTGGCGAATTAAAAAATTTGATAGATGGATTTTATAGGACACGTAAGAATAGGGGCCCAGTTGCATCATCATATTCATATGAATGTAAAGAATGTACAATAAAAAGGGTAGTTTCTAGTAGGATGGTAACTAGAGTTCTTGATAAATGGGAATATCCTGACTGGTAAATGTTCACCTCACGTTTCCCCTACGTAAAGTAAATTTTTAATAAATAATTTTTAGATAAACTGAGATTTACGGAGAAAAACATGGCGACTCCTCAATTATCTCCCGGCGTATTGGTTAGGGAGGTTGACTTAACGGTAGGAAGAGCTGATAATGTTTTAGATAATATTGGTGCAATTGCTGGACCTTTTCCAATTGGACCAGTTGACTACCCCATTGATATTACTACTGAACAAGATCTTATCAACGTTTTTGGTAAGCCATCTTCAACAGACGCACAGTATGAGTATTGGATGAGTGCATCATCTTACCTGTCATATGGTGGAGTTCTCAAAGTTGTTAGAACTGGTGGATCTACACTCAATAATGCTAATGCTGGCGTAGGTCTTGCATCAGACACAAGTTTAAAAATTGACAACTATGATGATTATATCAATAATCATTCGGACGATAATAGTTTTATTTTTGCTGCGAAGAACCCAGGTTCTTGGGCAAATGGTCTGAAAGTATGTTTCATCGATGATCTTGCAGATCAAATCATCGGAATCAATACAACCAATCTCGCTGGTGTTGGTGCTACGATTGGATATGGAGTCACTTCTTCAGTAACGACTCTAATCGCAAACTCAAGCGGAACATCAACTACCTTTACAGGATATGTAAAGGGTATTATTACTGGTGTTTCGACCGATGCTATAAATGGCAATAGCACTATTAGTGTAAAAATAGTTTCTCGTGTTTCGACTGCAGGAACTGAAACAAATGTTGATTACGCTGAAGGATCTGTAGGTGCTGCATTTACTGCTACTGCAAGTCTCAAGTTCATTACCAGTGCTGGTACTCAAGCAGAATCTGAAGTAACTGCAGTTTCAGTTTCTGATTGGTATAATGAGCAAACTTTAGGTCTTACAAACTCAACGATCTACTGGAAGTCTATTGCACCAAAACCAGTTTCCAATAGATATGCCATTGATAGACAGAGCAAAAATGATGCTCTGCACGTAGTTGTTGTAGATGACTTGGGAACGATCAGTGGAAATCAGGCAACTCTCCTGGAGAAGCATCTAAATCTCTCAAAAGCACTTGATGCGGTTTCTGCAGTAAATTCTCCACAAAAAATCTGGTACGAACAATATCTTGCAGATTTTTCATCTCAAGTTTATGCGGGTGGAAATCCATCTTCTGCTGCTGATACGTATTGGGGAACTTCGCCAAGAGCAACAGGATTCTCAACTGGATTTACTCCAGTCACTGTTGCTAACGGTTTATGGGGTCTAAATGCACAGGGAGTAACTTTCAGTGCTGTTGGAAATAAAACGTACACTCTAGGTGGTGGTGTTGATTACTCAGCATCTGGTGGAATGAAACCAACTCTAGGTAATCTAATCACTTCATATAACCTCTTCTCAAACAAAGACGAGATTCAAGTTGATTATTTGATCATGGGTCCTGGTTTTGATTCTGAGTCAGATACGCAAGCAAAAGCACAATATCTGATTTCTATTGCTGAACAAAGAAAGGATTGTGTTGCAACAGTCGGACCTCACAGAGCAAACTTGATTGGTATTACCAATACCACTACACAAACCACAAATCTTATCAAGTACTTCAGTTCGCTATCATCCTCATCATATGCAGTGTTCGATAGTGGATATAAGTACACTTATGATAGATTTAATAATAAGTTTGTATATATCCCATGTAATGCCGATGTGGCAGGTCTAATGTGCCGCACAAACATCGTTGCCTATCCCTGGTTCTCACCAGCAGGACAACAGCGTGGAATTCTGAACAATGCAATCAAACTTGCATACAATCCAAATAAAGCACAAAGAGATCAACTCTATCCCCAAAGAATTAACGCAATCGTTACTCAACCTGGAATAGGAACACTTCTCTTTGCCGATAAGACCGCTCTCGGATATGCTTCCGCTTTCGATAGAATCAACGTTCGTCGCTTGTTCCTAACCATTGAACAGTTGCTTCAGAGAGCAGCACAAGCACAACTCTTCGAGTTGAATGATGAACTGACAAGAGCAAACTTTAGAAATATTGTTGAACCATATCTTCGTGATGTTCAAGCAAAGAGAGGTCTCTACGGATTCCTGGTTGTTTGCGATACCACAAACAACACTCCTGATGTTATTGATAACAATGAGTTTAGAGCAGATATCTTCTTGAAGCCTGCAAAGTCTATCAACTACGTAACCCTAACCTTCGTTGCAACCAGAACTGGTGTGAGCTTTGAAGAAGTCGTAGGTAGAGTTTAATTAACTTTTATAACGCCAACAAAGGAGGAAACTAATCATGGCAACATCCAGAGAAAATAAGACAATCTCACAGTTTAAGTCTGCTCTTATTGGGGGCGGCGCCCGCCCCAACCTTTTTGAGGTTGAACTAGCAAAACTACCAGATGGAATCACTGGTTGGGATGCGGATAACTTCAGATACATGTGTAAGGCAGCTGCTCTTCCAGCATCCAACATCGCATCAATTGATGTTCCTTTCAGAGGAAG